TCACCCTCAACCTTTCCCGACCAATCAAGCCTATTATAACTTAACTAGTACTTAGTACCTAGCCCCAAGACCTCATCCATATGGACATACTCCTTAGAGCCATTGCTTTACAACTCAGTTATTGTTGTTCAGCCAGGAGGATATATCAATTGCAATTGACATACTCTTCTTTCGTATATCTGTATTATATGGCAATTAAATGGGAAAATCAAGTAAAATCAGTGAATAGTTGGGTCTAAGTCTATCTCAGGCTCAAAAATAACTGATTTTTCTTCCTCTTCCTCAAGTTCCATCAAACCACCACAATCTGTGCATTTATAAACATTATCTCCAATATCAGTTTTTGTAGGAAAGGTTGTCTCTTTACAAAAAGGACATACTGTTGTGACTATTTTTATTTCTTTATCGCTCCCCATGACTTTCCTTCCTTCGCATCAACTTTACTTGGTACTTCTAGTTTTACACAATTTTCCATTATACTTTTTATTTGATCACGCATTGCATCGTCTTTTATTGAAACGTTTAACTCATCATGAACTTGAATATGAGGAGTAATACCAGCCTTATGGACTTCTATCATTGCCTTTTTTGTTTGATCAGCTGCACTGCCCTGGATTAATTTATTCAATGCTTTGTATATAAAACCTCTTTTTAAACTTGATCCATATTTTCTCACTGCATCTTCTCTTGGTAAAGGCTTGTGAACACCCCATCTTGTTGGTTCCCATAAATCAAAATGACATATACGACCAAGAATAGTTCTTATTTGTCCATTATCATTTGCTGTCTTCATTGCTAAACTCATTAATTGTTTAACAAAAGGAACACGGGAATGATAAGTATCAAATAATTCTTTTGTATCTTCTTCACCTAATCCTAATTGACTTCCTAATTTCTTTTGACCCATTCCATAAAATAATCCGAGGTTCATGGTCTTTGCTACACGTCTCTCTATTCCTGCCATGTCTCCAGCAATCTGATGAAAGTCTGTGGACGCATCATTATTATACGCACCAACAAATTCTTCTGCACCATCCAAACCACCATGTGTTAAAGCTGCAAAATGAACGACAAGGCGTGGTTCCTGTTGTGAATAATCAAAACTACCCCAAGTACATCCTTCTTCTGGAATAAATAATTGTCTTATAAGAGGACCAATCTTTTCATTTCGAGAAGGAATTTGCTGTAAATTTGGATTTGACATGCTCAAACGACCAGTAATAGTACCACCTTGGTCCGATTTTAATTGGTTAATTTCTCCATGTATTCTGCCATTATGTTCATGTTTTAATAGTGAATCAATAAAAGTTGATCTTGCTTTATAGAGCTCACGTGCTTGAACTATCTTTTGTGAAAAAGGATCATTCAATGAGGCTAAAAAGTTCTTATCAAAACTAGGAAGACCAGTTGGTGTTTTATTATATTTTATTTTTTTCTTATCGAATGCTTTAGCAACAGATGTTGGAGCAAATACTTCTACTTCAAATCCTATTTCTTTTTTAAGATCTAATAATAATTTCTTCTCTTCCTTTTCAATATCTTTTTTAATTTTATGTGCTTTATCTAAATCTAAACGAACACCTTTCCATTTCATATCTATTAAAACAGGAAGGAGCTCTGTCTCTAGATCAAAAATACTTGTTAATTCTTGTCTCAATATTTCTATTTTTAACGTGTTCCATAACCGAAGAGTAATAGCTGCATCTTGTTCAGCGTATGGTCCAACATATTGATAAGGTAATTTATACATTTCTGCTTTAGCATCTACTTGCCATGCTTGTGCAGCTTCATATAATAAGGATTCATTTTTCTTTTCTTCTATATAATCTCTTGCAACTGCATTTAAATTATATTGTCCAGGCATTCTATTTTCATTAATAAGAGCAGTAGCTATCATTGTATCAATACAACGACCTTTAACTTCTAGTCCCCAACGACGTAGCCATCCAACATCATAACTTGCATTATGAAATATCTTATCTACATCATTACTTAAAATAGGTTTAAGTTGTTCTCGTATAATATTTTCATCAAAATTTCCTCCACCTTCATGAGCTAAAGGAAAGTATCCTTTCCATCCATCTACAGCTAAAGCAATACCAACAACTTTTCCTCTTCCTGTTGCCCATCCTGGTCCGAGGTCCTTGATGTGTGGATCGTGTGTCTCTAAGTCAATTGCAATCTCCTTGGCCTCTGATAAATCAGGAAGACTCTGAGGTGGTATCCATTCTTTAGGGGGCTCAAATAGTGGTTTTTGTGTCATTTTTTACCTTTCTTTTCATGTTCTTCTACCCATTCTTTAATAGCTTTATCTGTCATTCTTCCTCTTTTCTCTCCTTCCGATTCAAATGATATATGTCTATCGGTTCTCTCTTCTATTTCCCCTGCTATAGCGGCATATGCCGCAAGGTCAAGGTAACTGTCCTTCTTATGAGCATGTTTTAATCGTGCAATTTTAAGTAGACCCATGCAAATAGCAACATCGTGCGCTGATATTTCTACATCAAGATAGGCACTCCATAGCCTTGCAATGTTCTGATGATTAGTAAGTTTATCACCATAATCTTCATGGCGATCCGTTTCGACAAGTTTCTTTGCTTCTTCTAAAAGGTCTGCTGATACAAATAATGGTTTTGGTGTCATTTCTTTGCCTTTGATAAATATAAAATAGCATTCATCAATCTATCAATGTCATCCTTAAAATTACCTATGCCAACATTACATTGATGACATAGTAATCCTCTTGGTTTTAAATTAAGATTATGTCTGTATTCTTTTTGTGTGTATGTATGGTCGTGATCAATAACAGCCTGGTCTTGTTTACTCTCTGAATTTTTAGGTGACTTTAACACACTTTTACCACAAATTTGACACATAGGTTTTTGTTCCTTGTACCAATTAGCAAAAGTTTCTCCCCATCTACATTTTATTTTTCGAAGACGAAGTTTCATTCTTCCTTCATCTGTTGCACGAAGTTTCTTTTGTTCCTTTTCACAACTACGAAGATGTGCAAGTCTTCCTTTTTCTGTTTTAATATATCTTTCTTGTCTTTCTCTTGCGTAAGCCATTAATAAAATACCTCTCTAAATTCTCTTTCACTTTGTGAATGAACAATATGCAATGCTTTCTTTGCTCTTGTCATCCCCACATAAAACACCCGGCGCTCATCGTCAGGATTCTTATAATAAGACTCGTCTGCCTTACGTGGCATATCCGTTAATAACATAACATTATCAGCTTCGCCACCCTTTGCTCCATGTATCGTTGATATATTGATCCGTGGTGCGCGGTTCAGGTTTTCTCGTCTACGTAACGCTGCAACAATATAAACCACCTCGCGCATAGGCATACGGTCTAAAGCCTCGTGCCATATTTTTTCTTGGGGCACCAGGAGTCCGTGATTCATTACTAAATGCTCATAATCATATAAGGCTTCAGGGTCAGCATCGGACATATTTTTATATCCATACTCTACCCCTACACGAACAGATAAATAATGATAAATTGTTTTAACCTCATCTAATGTTAGTTTCTTGTTGCGCTGTGCAAGATTAGTCCAACCATTAATAGCTTTTAATTTTTTCTCACTCACCGAAGGAGTATTAAATCGTGAAAAGAATAATCCTCTTTGTCTTAGATCTTCTGATATTTGTTCCAAGGTATAATTATCTCTTGTCATAATTAACCATTCACCTTCACCCATTAATTGATACACGGCTTCACGCATACTGTGAAATTGTATATCTCCTTCCTCATCTTTTGCTTTCCAAAGTTTAGGTATTCTTTTTTCAACACGACTAATTAAAGCTGTTGCTGCATTATGAATCTTTTTTGGAATACGATGAGACTGGTCAAGGATATAACGATCACCTTTTAATCCAATAAGATCTTCAGGACTAGCTCCTGCCCATTTAAATATAGATTGATCATCATCCCCTGCAATATACGTACACTCTGAATTACCCATTAAAATTTTTACCATTTCCCACTGAATAGGAAGTAAATCCTGTGCTTCATCAATAATAAGAACATCAAGATCTGGAACAAGATCC